TCACAGACCTAACTAACGCTATCAGCGAAAGCGAAATAGAAAAGGAAACAGGTGTCAAGAAAGACCAAGTGGATGAAGAACCACAAATAGAAGAAAGCGAGGAATAATATGGCAACAGCATTATTTATAAAGAGAGCAGACCTTATCAAGAATACCGCCATGAACGGTAATGTTGATACGGACAAGTTCATTCAGTTCATCAAAATTGCACAGGAAATCCACGTTAGAAACTATCTTGGAACTGACTTGTATGATAAGATTAGTGCTGACATCATCGCTGGTACATTATCTGGCGACTACTTAGACCTTGTAAACGACTTTATTCAGCCTATGCTTATTCACTTTGCTATGGCTGAGTATTTACCATTTGCAGCATATACAATCGCCAATGGTGGGGTGTACAAGCATAACGCAGAGAACAGTTCAATCGCCAACAAAGAGGAGGTTGATTTGTTAATTAACAAGGAAAGAGATTATGCGGAATACTACACTCAGCGTTTTATAGATTATATGAGTTTTAACGCTCAGGATAAGTTTCCAGAATATTACAGTAACACTAATGACGACATTTATCCTGATAAAGATACATTATTTCACGGATGGGTACTGTAAGTAAATACAAACCGAAAGAGGAAAACATAATTAAGTTAAAGAAATATTTAGATGCCAAACGAAATATATCACAGAAGCAATTGGGGAAACGCTAACGCAGAGGGGTTTGGCGATGTGTACTTTGATGCAGCAGCAACAAACAAGCTATACAACCATTCTGATTATTACGAGAACTCTGATGGCACAGATAAGATATTAAAAGACTTATCCAACAAAGCGAGTATAGTCTTAACACCTACTGCATATTCAGATGGTAGCTTAAATACTGTTATACCGCCTTATCAGGTCTTGCCTACTGAATTAGTTACTAATGGTACGTTTGACACAGATTTAAGTGGATGGCAAGTAAAAAATTCAGACGCTACTCATACTGTTACACATACTTCTGATGGTGCAAGGTTTCAGTCTGATACTACTTCTCCAATTATGTTTTTCGAAACAATAGACGTAATTTTACAAGGTGGTAGAAAATACTCATTAACTGTTGAAATAGTAAATAGAAATTCAGGTGCAGTAAAAATACAAGGTAACAATATTAATTTGTTTTATTCTGATAATGGTGTTTCTACTGATGTTATAGAGCCAACAGGAGATAGTAGAATATCTTTTTACAGGAACACTTCAAATGTAGATTTGACAATAAAAAGCGTAAGCGTAAAAGAAATACAAGAAGCCGACTTTGACTTTAGTAGAGGTTCAAGTGCTACAAGAGTAAACGAGAAAGGACTTATAGAAGATGTACAGATATTAAGTGGAGAATTAGTACAGAACGGAAACTTTGAGCAAATAGGTAGTGAACTTGTTACTAATGGAAACTTTGATACCGATAGCGATTGGACAAAAACATCTACTGTTACTATATCTAATGGAGTAGCAAATATAGTTTCAGATGGAAGTTATCAGTATTTAGCACAGAGTAATATAACAACGCAAAACAAATTTTATAAGTTAGTATATACTATTGTTTCGAATAATAATGGTGCATTAAAGTTTAGTAATGGGTCTGTTTCTTATGGAGGTTTAACATCAACTGTTGGTACTCACATAAAGTACTTTCAAGCAAATACAGGAACTTCTGTTTATATAGAAAGACAAGCAGGTGTAACCGACATATCAATAGACAACGTATCAGTAAAAGAGGTCGGACAGAATTGGACGTTTGGTACAGGGTGGAGTATTGAAGATGGTAAGGTTTATTTTGACAATCCAACAGGTACAGAATTTTATCAATCTTTATCTACTAATGCAAGTAAATATAGAATATCATTTGATTTAGATATTACAAGTGGCACAATTCAAACATCTTTTAGCTCCCCTTCTACTTCAACAATACAATCATTTACTACAAGTGGAACTAAAACTATTGATATAACTACAACTGCAAGTTTTTCACGATTTAGATTTGTTGGTTTAGGTGGGTCAGTATTTAATATAGACAACGTATCAGTAATAGAAATAACAGACGATACCGACTTACCAAGAATAGATTATACAGATGGTACAGGCAGTTTGTTGTTAGAGCCACAGAGGACAAATTTTGTTACATATAGTGAAACTTTTAATAATTGGATTAAAGTATCATCAAGCGTAGAGGCAAATGCTACCATAGCACCAGACGGAACAAATACTGCTGATAAAATTTTTGCAACCGCTACAAGTGGAGGTCATTTTATGTATACAATGACAACGCCAAGTGGAGGGAATAGTGTTATTTCTGTATATGCTAAAGCGGCTGAATATAAAAATTTAAGGTTAATCGAAATAGGTACTTATAGTTGGTATGCAAGTATAGATTTAACAAATGGCAATATCACAAATACTGGTGGTTTAAACTTTATTTCTGCATCTGCTAAAAATGTTGGGAATGGGTGGTATTTATGTACCATTATAACAAATAAAACAACTGGAAGTGCATTTAGTGTTATGGGATTCCCAGATGATGTAGAACCAATTAATGCACCAGCGTCTTACGAAGGAGATGGCGTTTCTGGAATTTATATTTGGGGCGCACAAGCTGAAGCAGGAAGCTACGCAACTTCCTACATACCAACAAACGGAAGCACAGTAACTCGTGCGGCTGACGTAGCAAACAATAGCGGTAATAGTGATTTAATAAACTCAACAGAGGGTGTGCTATACTTTGAAGGTAGTGATTTTGATACATCTTATAATGGTGGTATTTGTATTTCTGATTTAACTTATGATAATAGAGTTTTATTTTATTTTGATAGTTCTGGAAATGTTAGAGCATATATATTTGCTAATGGAATACAATTAAATTATACTACGACTGGATTAGATTACACTATCAATCACAAATACGCTATTGCTTGGAAAAATAATCATATGAGGTTTTTTGTAGATGGTGTTATGCTTCATAGTCAAGCAACAGGAAACGCACCTACAGGAATGAATAACCTTTCTTTCACAAGTGCAACTGCAACTTCAGATAAATTTAGAGGAAACGTCAAATGCGTTGCAGTATTTAAAGAAGCATTGAGTGATGATTTACTTGAAAGACTAACAGGCGAGGGTTACGAATCTTTTAGACTATTAGCAGAAGCAAACAACTATACAATTATATAAAATGGCAGTAAAATTAGGAAATGGTAATTGGGCAGTAAAAGAAGATAAGCTATTAGCATATAACGACAATAGTGGTTTATTCTTTAACAAAGAGTTTGACTTTTCAAGGGGTTCTACTGCAACGTATGTAGGTCGAGATGGTTTAATCGCATCTGCTGCATCAGACACACCAAGAATAGACTTTACTAATGACACTAAAGGGCATCTACTCTTAGAGCCGAGTAGGACAAATTTATTAATTCAAAGCGTTAACCTTGCATCTATATTTACTTTTAATACAGGTGGTGGCTCATTAACTGCTAATTATGGCGTGTCTCCTGACGGAAGTAAAACATCTACAAGAGTCATTACAAATGATACAAACAATTCTCATTGTTTTGAAATTTTGAGTGGAGGTTCAGGTTCTTTTACTTATTCATTATATTACAAAGGTATTATTGGAGAAACTACGACTATAAGAGCAATAGCTATTGGAAGTGGTGGTGTGAGTGCTCAAAAATCAATTACTTTTACAGGTAAATGGCAAAGAGAACAGATTACTTTTCAAAGAGGTGCATCTGTAAATTATGTATATATTGTTGATTATAGAAGTATAAATGGTACAGCAACTGACTTTCAGGTTTTCGGTGGACAAGTAGAGGAAGGAAGCTACCCCACAAGCTACATACCTACCACAGGTGCGACATCAACTCGTAATGCAGACGTATGTAATAATAGTGGCTCTGCACAAGACTTTAATTCAAAAGAAGGGGTATTGTATGCAGAGATTGCTGCACTTGCAGATGATGGTACTTATAGATTTATAAGTTTATCTTCGGGTGCTTACGCGAATAGTGTGAGGATTGGTTATTTTACAACTACAAATGTTGTTGAATTTAGGGTGGTAAGTGGTGGTGTAAATCAAGGAAGTTTATTATATACTTTGACAGATGTTACAGATATAATAAAAATTGCGGGTAGATATAAACAAAACGATTTTCAATTATGGGTTAATGGAACTAACGTAGTAACAGACACGATTGGAAATGTCCCTGTTGGATTAAATGAATTGGCTTTTGACGATGGAAATACTACAAATAATTCGCCTTTCTACGGAAAAGTAAGAAACGTACAAGTATTTACAGAAGCTCTTACAGACGAACAATTAGAAAAATTAACAAGTTAGTATGTACGATAAAGCAAGTTTAGCGTTAATACCAAGTGGATATAAAGGTGGTTCGCCAAACGGTACATTATATTCCGTTTTACCTGCTAATGGCGATGGTGATTTTGATTTCACAAGAGCAACATCCGCCACAAGAGTAAATAAAGACGGACTGATTGAAAGCGTTGCAAGTGGTGTACCGAGATTGGACTATCCCTTGATTGACGGAGTAGTACAGGATTGCCCTGCTTTACTTTTAGAACCGAGTAGGACTAATTTGGTAACATACAGCGAAGAATTAACCCAATGGGGTACAAGTGGAACTCCGATTGTAACTGCTGTAAACAATACTCTTACAGGACAAACAAACGCATATACTCTTGAAGATGATAATTCATCAGGATATGAAAGGATTGAAAGATATGCAACTACTACTGCTGCTGCCCATACTTTAAGTGTGTTTATAAAAAAGAAAACATCTGCTGTTTCCGCATATAGTGGAATACAAATGGATGTGAATAATAAATACATAATTTTTGATAGCTACAACGGAAGTTTCAACACTGCCACGGGTAATAATTATACTGAAATATCGGTAGATGATTATGGTTCTTATTGGCGATTAAAAGCAACAGCTACAACTTCATCGGGAAGCACAAGGGTTGCTTTATATGGTGCTATATCTGTTGATGGAACAAGTATTTCGGCAAGTGCCACAGGTTCTGAAACATTTTATGGAGTGCAAGTTGAATTAGGAAGCTACGCAACAAGCTATATACCAACAAGCGGTTCATCTGTAACTCGTAATGCCGATGAATGCAATGGTGCAGGAACAAGTGCAGAGTTTAACGATTCAGAGGGTGTTTTGTTTGCGGAGATTGCTGCACTTGCTAATGACGGAACTGTTAGGCGAATTGCTATACCAAACACAGGCGTTACAGGATTACATAGAATTGAATTAAGTAGCACAGATAATAAAGTTTTTGGCGTTACTTATGTTTCACCGTCAAATCAAGCTGCGATGTCATATACTTTGCCCGATGTAACAACATTTTTTAAAATCGCTTACAAATATAAAGCTAATGATTTTGCCTTATGGGTCAATGGCGTTGAAGTGGGGGTTGACCCATCGGGAAGCGTACCAACAGGATTAACTAAACTTAATTTTGATGATGGTTCGGGTGGCAATGATTTTTACGGAAAAGTAAAACAACTAATGGTATTTAACGAAGCACTTACAGACGCAGAGTTAATAGAATTAACAACAATATAAATTATAAATACAATGAAGTACATTTTTAAGAAGTATGAATTTGATTCACAAGAGTTAGCAGAAACAAGAATTGCAGCTCTACCACACACAGAAGACGAGGAGGGAAACAGCCATCCATCACACAGCCATACGGTTGTTAAATTGGGTTATTTGCCTATTGTAGAGCCTACATTTGATGATGAAGGTAACGTAGTAGACGAGGGCGAATACAGCGCCAAGTATTCTGT